AAGATAAGAAGAAACTAAAAGAACCAAAAGAAATAATCAAACAACCTTTTACTTGTATTAAATGTGATTTTGTTTACAAACCCACAAAAGAAAATCCAGAATGTCCTAACTGTAATTTTGTGCCAACAAAAAAAGAAGTGCAATTATTAATTAAGCAAGGCAGATTACAAGAAGTAAAGAAACCAAAAGAGAATATAAAAACAGAAGATAAGAAAAGTTTTTATGCCCAACTATTGTTTATTGCTAGACAAAAAGGGTATAAAGAGGGGTGGGCAAGTCATACTTTTAGAGAAAAATAAAATGGTCTTGCCTACACCACCCACACCGGAAGTGTTTAACTTCTTAAAACATTTACAAATAAAAAAAGCAAAAGGAATAAGATTATGAGTGAACAAGAATTAGAAAAAAGAATGGAGGAAATTAGACAGATTGGTAATGACTATGCTATTGCAAAAGCTAATTTAAATTATCTTGAACACTATAGAAAAATAAGGTTAGCTCAAATGATGAAAGATAAGTTGTCTTCTTCCAATAATATGTCAGTAGCAAAAGCTGATCTAGAATCAAGGGCAGAAGAAGAATATATTAAACTGTGTAAGGACCTAAAAAATGCAGTAGAACAAGAATCAAAACTTGCTTGGTCCAAAAAAATGGTAGAAATCAAATTCGAGTTTTGGAGGACCAATCAAATATCTGCTATGAGTGAACGAAAAAAGTATGGGTAAAAAGAAACCAACACTCAAAGAACAAAAACACATGGATAGGGTTGCAAGTATTGGTTGTATAGTTTGCAGAAAGTTAGGTTATTATGATACCCCTGCTGAAATTCATCATATAAGAAACCAGACCGGCATGGGGAAAAGGTCAAGTCATTATCTTGTTTTACCACTTTGTCCATATCACCACAGAAATTCTAATGAAAGTTATCATTATTCACCAGAAAAATTTGAAAATCGTTTTGGTAGCCAAAAGAAGTTGCTAGAAGAGGTGTTAAATATTCTAGGTAGTTTGTATCATTAAAGGTGTCTAATCGTTCTGTGTGTTGCTCTTATAGATACGATTATCATAGCCACCCACATTAAATTGTCTTTCCGGTGGTTTTGAGATTTTATTTTGCTGATCTGATACTTCTTGCATAGTTTTGTTCCAACAATCCAAACAAACAACACCATGCCTTATGCCTATCGCATACATATTATCTTTATCAACATCAAAATGGTTGCCACATCTATCGCATTGTAAACTTCTTTGCTTATTTGTTTTCTTCATTATATCCCAGAAGTGTTAAACGATTATAAAAATAACTAATCATAGCATTATAATCATATCTTTTTGTGCCTTTATCAGTTATAACAAAAGTAAGTGGCACACATAACAAATTGTCAGACTTATTCTTTTTCATTTTCTATATAATTTAATATGCTATGTAAATCTTGTAATAGATCATTAATGACTATTGGTTTGTGTTTGCTCTCCAAACTCATAACAACTTTTCTTAACTGTAATTCTACTTCATCAAGTTTCTTCATCATAATCTTCTATTATTTGTTCTAATGTATCATAACCCATTCTATAGCCAAGACTCGTAATTTTAGATGCTAATGTTATTTCGCATTTGTCTGATTGGTTTGCTAATGCTTGATTATATTCTTCTATAAGTTTTTTTAATTCATCATTCATAAAACCAACCATGACAATAATATTTGTATTGTTAATATACTTGTAAAAAATAATGCTAATGTTTTAATCATATTCATTCTGTATCACAAGGTTTATCGTTATCTATAACTGTCCAACTATAACTAGGTTGCACATCATAAATCCATCTATCATGCCTATATATTTCAATAGGTTTAGATATTTGCTTTTTTACCTCCCCAACCTCTTTTGCTATATTATATAATTTGTCTGCTAAATTAGAATCCACCTTCAAACTATTTAAATCATCTGTTATTTTATCTAATCGTTTCATTATGTTTATCATTTTTGTATCTCCTCAGTAATAACAGATAAAATTTTACGAATGTTTGGGTCAGTTGATGTTATTTTTAATTCTTCAATAGTATCATCAGCAACACCTAAGTCTTGCTCAATCCATTCTTGCTCTTCCTCTTTCCAATCCTTAACATCTTCCTCAATGCCAAAACTTATATATATCCCTCTATCCTCGTAAACAGTTCTTTTATATATTTTATATTTCTTATTCATCTTTGCACCCCCTATTTTGCTGCTTTGTTTTTATTCATAATAACTTAACTTTACTTAACTATTGTTTATGTGTCAAATGCTTTTTTATTTTATGCAAAAAAAAACCCCCACTAATTAGCAAGGGTTCTTTTAGGAAGGATTCCAAATATTATTTTTAAAATGAAATTATGTCCACTTTAACATTACCATATTTTAAACTTCTTTTTTTTTTGTCTTTGTATGTTTTTTTAAACTCATTAACAAATTTTTGTTTTTCTTTTTTATTCATTATTCCCCCTTTACTGAATTTCGAACCATTAATAAAATGTTATATAAAAAAGTTACACAACTGATTATATATATAAAAAATAATCCTGTTAACATTCTATCAGTTAGCAAGTAAGATTTATATTGAAGTAATAAGAATAGAATAAGTGAGAGTACCCCACTTATTCCAACTATAATTGATTGTTTATATAATTTATTCATTACTAACTTCTTCTACTACATCTAAAAGTTCTGCTTGTGTATAGTTATCTTGATCTATACTTAACTCTCCATCAAGAGAAAGCCCACCTTCTTTAATTAAAATTTGTGTAGCTTCTTCTTCACTTTCTGCTGTAACAGTATAAATATATTCGCATGGAACACTAAAGGTGTAATATTTTTTATTCATTATTCCCCCTTGTTTAAATTAGTTAATATATAAATACCTTCTTTTATTTTCTTTTGAGTTTCTTTCTTCTTCTCACCTAAAAATATATTTCTATATTTAGACGTAGTAGTTGAATAATCCCAATAATAAGAATCAAGATATGTTTTATTATTTAAAGTATCTTTCATAACTATGATTGATTTATAGCTTTGAAAATAGGTTTTATCATTATCATATATAATAAATTGGTTAGGTATTTTATTTCCATTGTTTGAAGTTATGTTTATTACTTTCATTTATCCCCCTATTTAATTGTTATTATTTCAAAATGATTTTTAATAAAGTCTTTTTCTTTTTTAGTGGCAACTTCATCAAAATGAGTATTTAAAAAATAGTCCATTAATGGATTATCTTTTCTTCGTTTATCAATTTTTTGTTTATGTTTATTCATTATTCTAACCCCTTTAAAATACCCATTGTTAAAAATGCAACCCCACAAAACCCATAACCTATAAATGCTTCAAGCATTAGATTGGGTGAGTCAGTTATTAAAAATAAAACTGCACTTATTAAGCACATAATAAAACTAAACAAACCTATGCCTAGTAATACAGTTGGTTTGAAAAATTTATCCATTATTTACCCCTTATATTAAGATTAATATTATTAACATAAGTTAATATTATAAAACTTTGGTTAATTGTCAACAACTAAATCAACTATATGATATAATTTATTAATAAATTGGTGAAACTATGCAGAATAAAAGACTTACAGAATCTGAAGAACTTTTTATAAACTATATATTGCAAGGGTTAAAAACACCTGATGCAGTAAGAAAAGCATATCCAGAATGTAAGTACCCTTCACAATATGGATACCAGTTATTAAGAAAGAATTATATAAAGGACCAGATACAACAAAGAAACTTCCAACAGCTAGAGTCTGGGGTAAGTATCGCAATAAATAAACTAATTGAACTTGTAAACGACAAGAAGGCTCCTAAATCAGTTCAACTGTCTGCAAGTTGCCAACTCTTAGATCGCAATAATTACTCAGGCACAAGTAAAGCCGAGATAGTAAACAAGATAGAAAACCTAAGCGAACAAGAATTAGAGATACAACTTAATACTATATTAAACCAATTAGGCATTAATAAGAATATCATTAGTCATTAGATCAAGATAGATACAGTATAAAACATCTTGTGTGAATGGTTC